AATTTAACAACCTTATTATGACTACAATAGAATTAGAAAAATTTGAAAAAGATGTATATTTAGAAGAAAAAGAAGAATTTTTATCTGATAAATGTTCTGAATGTATGAATTATTTAAATGAAGAAACAGAAGAATGCGACAATAACTTTTGTGTTGGAAAAATACCACAAGAATATACTCTCTATATATATTATAGTTTATATATATAATACTATCTAGTATATATATATTTATATAAATATTTTTACATAAATTTGTTTATATTTAAAAAAAGTGTTTATATTTGCCAAAGAATTTAACAATCTAAACAATTACAAAATGCACAAATATTCAGAAATTTATAACGACACTTGTAGAGTACAAGTAAAGAAAGTCAAACTAGGTGATGTAACTTACCACGCTAATTGCAGAGTTGCTATACTAGAAGATGAACTACTAAGAGCAGAAGAAAAACAAGTAGAGTACAAAGAGATAGGAAACGAAACTCTTGTAGAATGGTATCAAGGTCAAATAGAAGCCTATAAGCTATCATTAGGACTTGCAAAAGACTTAGTAAACATTTATAACAATCTTTAATATGAAAAGAGATACTAAAATTACAATCGTATTAGGGTTAAGTCTAGCAACCCTATTTATAGTGCTAGACATATTAGGAATTATAAATCTAGTTGCATATTAATATGACAAAGCAAGAAACATTAAACAGAGTGTTTAAAGAGAACGGATTAACTTCTGATGATTTATTTAAGCACCAACACTACACCATCATAACTCGTAGTGGCATAGACAAGATACAAGCAAACCTAAGTATATACATCTCTTACGAGGTTATACGATGTGAGCCAAACTTTGCAGTAGTTAAGGCTAGTGCTAACCTACACGAAGAAAGTGCCATAGAAACCTTTGGAAGTGCCTTAAAGGCTGCCAATTACAAAGATGGTAATACTAACTCTTGGTATGTTATGGAAATGGCAGAGAAAAGAGCGATGAGTAGGGCAGTACTAAAGTTAGCTGGACTATACGCATTAGGTGTGTTTGGCGAAGATGAGAGTGAAAGTTTTAAAAGATAAATTAACTAATTAAATTAAATATTATGAGTTTAGAAATGAAAGGTAAGTTAGTCAAAGTATTAGACTTACAAAGTGGAACTAGCAAAGCTGGTAAACAATGGGTAAAGCAATCGTTTGTAATTGACACAGGTGGTCAATACAATTCAGAGTTATGCTTTAATCTGTTCGGTCAAGACAAAGTAGATTTACTTAGAGATGTAACAATAGGCGATGAGGTTACTGTATTGTTTAATCTATCATCAAGAGAGTATAAGGGCAACTACTATACTTCTGCTGATGCTTGGAAGTTTAAGCAATCTAAAGAAGAAAAGTTAGAGAGTTTTGATAATGCCTTTGGCGATGATAACCCTTTTTAATTATGTATGAAACTTTCCCATATTATACGCAAGATGGTATAAACAAAGGTTCTGATTATGAATGTGCTAAAAACGAGTACGGATTATTAGACTTTGCTAATAAAAGATTTATTATAAAAACTATACCACCAGCAGACGATACGATAGTTAAGAAAACTTTGATAACATTTAAAAACAATACTTTAGGTGCAGTTGTTAAAAGCGATATGTTTACAGGTCGCAGTTATGTAGATAACGTGTATGCTAAAGGCATAGTGTTTAAAGGTACAGACAAAGAACTAGATAGCTACGCATTAGAATTAATGAGTAAGGGATATAACATACAAGATTTTTACGATTATGAAAAAGACAACAAGTAAACTATTAGCTAAAGCACAATCCCTAGTAACTTCGGTTACAGGTGTTGATGTACCTAAGACCACTAGGCAAGAGGTAATGAAAGATGTAAGGGCAATATATCGTAGGATAAAAGAAATTGAACCTGAAATTTACAAGATATTGAACGATGACGATAACCATAAAACTACAAGGTAATGTTATATGAGATAATAAAAAAATACGACCTATCTGAAATAGAAGTATTAAGTATAGTACACGAGTGGTACACATTAGGTTTATATCCTGACATACTTTTAGATGAAGATGGTGATGAACTAGATGAAATTTGTGAACAAAGAATAGATGCAATATTAAAAAACAATTATGAACTTAACTAAAGAAATAGAACTACTGATGTTTATAACATCAAAACATATATCTGTCGAGCAAGACAATATTAATGTGAAAGCAAAGTACAAAGAGCAAGTAATGGCTCGAATGGTAATTAGTAATATTCTGATGGAGTGTGGTATGAAACCAGCACAACTAGCTAAACATTTCTGTAAGCATAGAACTAACTTCTACCATTATCTTAAACTGCACAAGCAATACATACAAAACCCTAGAATGTATCCTGAATACATAGAAGCGTTTAATTTAGTGTTTGCAGAGTACAAGACCAAATCTGAACGCATTGAAAGGATAAACGAACTACAAGCGTTAGATGAGGTAGATAGAGCAATAGCAGACTTAATACAAATTCGTAAAGCCTTAGTGTAATGACTAAAGAACACACAGTAGATTTACAATTATTGATAGCTACTTTTAGATGTTTTAACGAACAGCTATACAATCTCAAAGGTACACACTCTAAGGTTGTTAAGATGAAGTTTAATAGACTTTTAAAGGTAGCAGACCAATACGAAAAAGAAATAGTAAAATGGACTAACAACAATCAAGATATAGAAACTATCTACGATAACCTTATGGATATTATTGTTGAGGTCAAACAAACAGTAAACAAATAAAATTATGAAATTAACACAGAAACAAAAAATTTTAAGACATTTGCAAGAGATAGGCGCAATAACACCTGTTCAAGCGTTCTTCGATTATAGTATTATGAGATTAGCAGCGATAGTATTTGATTTAAAAGATGATGGCTATGACATAGAAACTACTATACTTAAGAGTGAGAATAAGTTTGGCGAACCTGTTAGATACGCACAATATAAATTAATTAAGTAATGCAAGGATATATTAAGCTACATCGTAAGATATTAGACAACGGAGTATTCGCAGATGCAGAACTACTAAAGGTTTTTGTGTGGTGCATATTAAAAGCCAACACAACACCTAATGTAGTCTATGGTAGAAAGGTAGATGTAGGTGAGTTCATTACAGGTAGGATAACTGCAAGTGAAGAACTGCACCTAAAACCCTCTACTATTTACAAGCGTTTACAGAAGTTAAAAACACAAGGGTATATAGATATATCAAGCAATACTAAAAACTCTCTTATAACAGTTGTAAACTATAAATCTTACCAGCTTAATGAGAAACCGAAAAAGAAACGCAACTTAGATACTATTTGTAATAAGTTTATTATAGAGGTATCTGCGTTTAAAGAACTGTATAGTGTTGAGATGTTAGAAGCCTTTGTAGATTATTGGACAGAGCCAAACAAGTCTAAGACTAAGTTGAGGTATGAACTACAAAAGACTTTTGATATTGCTCGTAGGCTAAAGACTTGGAGTAAGAACGAGAGTAAATTTGGAACTAAAAAGAATAATGTAATGGATACTTGGCAAAGTGTTAGAAACGAGATGCTAAATGATTAATATATACAACAAAGACTGCTTAGAGGCTATGAAAGAAATGTCAGACAATGAATTTGACTTAGCAATAGTTGACCCTCCTTATGGAATTGGTGCAGATAAAGCACAAAATTCAGCAGCTCAAAGTAGAATAAAAGCTAACGGAAAAAGTAAAGCTGGTAGAGGTTGGAAAGAGTATAAAGAAACTAATTGGGATAATGAAATACCTAAAGAAAAATATTTTAATGAATTAATAAGAGTAAGTAAAACACAAATAGTTTGGGGGGGTAATTACTTTCCTTACTTATGGCAATATTCAAATAGTTTTATTATTTGGAATAAGATGCAAAGAGAATTTAGTTTAGCCGATGGAGAACTAGCTTGGTATTCAAAAAGTAATAAAGCTATGAGAACTTTTGATTTAAGCAGAGGTGGTGCATTATCTGATAACAATAAAAATGGTGGTAGATTTCATCCAACTCAAAAGCCAGTCAAGTTATACGAATGGCTTTTAATGAACTACGCAAAAGAGGGCGATAAGATTTTAGATACTCACTTAGGTAGTGGAAGTATTGCTATTGCTTGTCATAATCTAGGATATGACTTAGAAGGTTATGAGTTAGATAAGGAGTATTATGATAATGCTTTAAAAAGAATTAAAAATCATCAAGCACAATTAAGAATATTATGAAAAAAAAATTAGTAACTTGCTCACCTTATATGCTGCTTATGGGATATGAGTACGATTATAAAAGAGATAGAGCAATAATGAATGACAGATTAAGAAGTAAAATTTATTATAAAAAAAGAAAGAAAAAAAATGAGGGTATTTGATATGTTAAAAGCTGGTCAAGTCAATGAGGTAAAACTATTCTGCATTGACTTAGTAGGTATGTGTTACACATCGTTAGGGCAAAAGCCTGACAAAGAACAAATGAAAGGTATGGCGCAACTACTATACAATGACTTAATTACTTACCACACTAATCTACCGATAGATGAGATTAAGTTTGCATTTGAAAAAGGTTTAAGAGATGCTGAACAAGGTACAAGTGCTTTTATTAATGTACGAACTTGGTCGGTATGGATTAATGACTACAAGCAAAGAGCCATAAAAAAACGCAGTCAAGGTAGGCTAACAGAATACCAGCAACATCAACAAAGTCAAAAGGCAATAGCTATGACTATTAACAAAGCAAAGCGATTAAAATGAGAGAGATATATTTAATAGCCTTAATACTAGGCATAGCATATACAGGACTTACATTATACTTTCAATGGCGAACTGATAAACAATATGATGAATGGCTAAAAAGACAAAGACACACGCACAACTCAAAAAAGAACTAGACAAACACTTTAGCAAATACATTAGGTGGGCATACGCTGATGATAATGGAATGGTAGAGTGTTATACTTGTGGTGTAGTCAAGCACGTCAAAGAGATGCACAACGGACACTTCCAAAGTCGAAAGCATACTAGCACGAGATGGTTGCACGATGAAACAATAGCAAATTGTAAGCCACAATGCGTAAAGTGTAATATTTATTCGGAGGGCGAAAAATGGTTATTCGGTAAAAAGTTAGAAGCAGAATATGGAGTAGAAGCAGTAGAACAATTAGTAGCACTTAGCCACAAATCTGTTAAATACTCAAAGTCAGACTTAGAATATCTGATAGAAACTTACAAAAACAAATTAAAAGACCTATGTGAATAACTATTTATCAACACCTTGAAACTTATACACACTTTTTCGTATAATGCTATGTGATTGATAATGAGCTATTTACACAATTAAAAGATACTGCTGCTAACTTCATACCAGCTAAAGATTTAGATGATGTTACGCAAGAGGTATTTATGTATCTATACGAAGATACAGAAAGGCTTGAACAACTTATAAAAGACAAGCAAATAAAATGGTACTTCATAAGACTATGCAAGAATAACTACTACTCTAAGACTTCTAAGTACTACTACAAATACAATAGACCTTACGCAGATGTTAGCTTTAATGACAACATAATGAAGCTAGGGTTAAAACTAAAATCAGAAGATTTATATTTTATACAAGATAGTGATATGATAAATGATATACTATCTGAATTGTATTGGTATGATAGAGAACTGTTTAGATTGTATGTACTTGGCGATAATGATGGCAAAAGATATACCTATTCTAGCCTTAGTAAAAAGACCAAAATAAGCAGAATGAATATCTACATAACAATAAAGAAAGTAAAAGAATATATAAAAGAAAGACTAAAAGAAAAGCGTAATGATTTATGATGATTTACAACGATTAGTAGGCTATGGATTGAGCATCATAGAATGTTATGATGAAATAGGACAACTAGAATACATTATTAACTTAGAAGAAATGACCTTTGATGATGTAGATATAGTACTGTCTGACGAACACGCACCAATAGGAATTATAAAACTTTATAGATATGGACAACAGAAAGAAAATGGACACTCCAAACTTGATGGTAAAGACCTATAACTATCTTAAAGCAGTAAGCAAGAGAGTACTAGGTGGTTTTGAAAATGTAGATGTAACAACATATTATGACAGAACATATATCTGTTCTCGATGTCCACACCTTACACCTGATGTAGAGTGTAGTTTATGTGGTTGCCCAATAGAAACTAAAGCAAGTTGGAAATCAGAGAAATGCCCAAAGGGAAAATGGAAAAACCTATAACAGAAGAACAAAAAGAGCGCATACTAAAAGTATGGGAACTATGCAAGACAGGAGTAGCGCAGAACAGAGAAGCTAAAGCAGAACTGATTACGCTATACAATGAGATACATAGAACGAGATATAAGACAACATCTAATTGCAGTAGTTGTATAGCTACTTGCTACAACGGAATTAAAAAGATAGTAGATACATTATGAAAACACCAAATTATTACAAAGGAACTTATTACAAAATGGAAGCACACGAAGTTATCGAAGACTTTTGTGGCAACAGTTATAACTTAGGTGTAGCACTAGCCTACTTAATGAGAGCTGGTAAAAAAGAAGATAACGATATATCTAAGGACATACAAAAGGCAATAGACCATCTTAACTTTGAACTTAAAAGGCAAGAGCATTTAAACGAAGAACAAAGTGAGTTAGATAGAATTAACGATAAGATATTTAAGTACAATGGAACGAGTACCTATTAATAGTATACGCAATAATCCTATTAATCCTAGATTAGTTAATAAGGCAAAATTCGAAAAACTAAAGAAGTCAATACAAGACTTTCCACAAATGCTAGAACTGAGACCAATAGTAGTAGATGACAAAGGGTATATACTTGGTGGTAATATGCGATACAAAGCATTAGTAGATTTAGGACATACAGAAGTAAACATAATAAGAGCCGATAAACTAACAGAGAAACAAAAGCAAGAGTTTATAATAAAAGATAACTTAGGCTTTGGCGATTGGGATTGGGATATACTAGCTAATGAATGGGATAGTGTAGAGTTAGAAGATTGGGGATTAGATGTATGGCAAAACGAAGATGATATTATTAATAGCTTTGATGAAGAAAATGAAGAACAACCAAAGGACAAAATAGTATGCGCCTTATGTGGTAAATAATTACAAAATATGACACCTATGCAAGATAGAACAGAGAAAGGTAAGATAGCGATGCTAGAAGCATTAGAGAAAACATTGGGAGTAGTTACATCAGCTTGTAAGTTAGTTAATATTACAAGAGAAACACATTATAGATGGCTCAAAGAAGATGAAGCATATAAGTTAGCAGTTAAGAGTATTGATGATGTAGCGATAGACTTTGCAGAAAGCCAACTACACAAACAGATAGGTAAAGGTAAAACACAAGCCACTATATTCTACCTAAAGACTAAAGGCAAGAAAAGAGGTTATGTAGAGAAACAAGAGTTAGATATATCAGGAGAGTTTAAGCCTATCACAATAACTCTAATGCGAGATGATGAAAGCGAAACTAACGGATAAACAATGGTTAGCGATTGACTACCTAACAGACAAGACCACAACAGAAGTACTGTAT